ACCTATATACTTTGGGGCTGGTTACGTACTGGCCCCATTGGTGTATCAAATTTACACCTCAAGGAAACAAAATGAAAAAACGTAAGTATGCATTAGGCGGTAATGTGACACCTATGGAAGATAACGATAAGTATGGAAACTCTTCCTTTAATAAGTTTAGTCAAGGCATGATGAGTCCAAAAGGTACAAGCGCAGTTATGGGCATGAATAAAGGTGGCTATGTAAATTGTGGTGCATCTATGAAGCCTAAGCAAAAAACTACCCCTAAGAGTAGTTAAATATGGCAAGCACTCAGTTTAGAACAGAAAGTAAATTTGCTGCAGTAACAGGTAACTCAGCTAGTACAACTAGCGATCCTGATAATGCTACCTTACTGTTTACTTGCCCTAATAATTATGAAGCAGAGGTAGTTTTTCTTTTAGTTTCTAATGATCAAACTTCTAACTCTAATATTGGAATACAGGTGTATCACGCAGATGATACCGAATACCATACATTAGTTTTAGAAGAACAGATAACAGGTAGAGCCAGCACACAATTTATTAGTTCTGGCCCATTATATTTACATGCAGGTGACAAAGTTTTAATTCATAGAATTACAAGTAGCCATAATTTTAGTGCTACTCTTTCTTGTAGGTTATACTTTTCCCCAGCCAATCGCACATAATAGAGAGTAATATGTCAACATTTTTGAATTTAACAAATGAGTTACTAAGACGTTTGAATGAAGTTCAAATTGAAGCAGAAAGTTTTAGTGCTGTAAAAAATGTACAGGCATTAGCTAAAGATGCAATTAACTCTTCTATACGTGAAATATTACAGGACGCTCAAGAGTGGCCTTTTGCTCTTATAACTTATGAACAAACTTTAACTGCAGGTACTGGACAGTATGCTTTTCCTTCTGACTACTCTAAAGCCGATTGGGATACCTTCTATGTTAATCGTCTTACAAGTGAGGGCAACCTTCCTAGAAAATTAACGCTTTTAACATACGATCAATATTTATCAAGTTACAGGTCTGTAGAAGATGTAAATGGAGAAGGGGGTAGAAATGATCCTTTATTTGTTTACTTAACTCAAGAAAGTAAGTTTGGTGTTCATCCTGTACCTGATGCTGCATATGTAGTTGAGTATAGATATTATAAATTTCCTGCAGATTTAACAACACATAGTGATACAGCTTTAATACCTGATAGATTTAAACACGTAATTATTGATGGTGCTATGATGTACATGATGATGTTTAGATCAAATGAACAATCAGCACAAATACATACTAAAAAATTTAAAGATGGTATTGACATGATGCGAAGATTATTATTAGATCAACCTGTTAATGTAATATCTACAGTAATACAACGTTCTTCTAATACTAGTTCTTTTAAATCTAATGTGTTTTAAATATGGCTGATAACCTACAAACATTTGCTGCTATTTGTGCAGGGGGTCTAGTAACTAACGTAGACCCTATTACACAGTCTTCTCAAATGCCGGGAAGTGCTATTAGTTTAATTAATATGGAACCTTCTTTAGAAGGTGGGTATAGACGAATAAGTGGTTTTTCTAATAGTTATGGTACTATGCCGGGAGAAGGCAAAGTTTTAGGTCTGACTGTTAATGGAGAAATTAATCAAGGTATTTTTGCTGCAAGAAAACCTGAAACGGGTAGCAACTATTTTCATTTTTATAATAATCATTATACAGTAGTAGTAACAGATAACCAAGCAGCTAGTTTTACTATAGGTGAAACTATTACTTCTGTAACAAGTTCTTCTGATGCTACTAATACAGGTGTTACCGCAACTGTTATTTCTAAAACAGCTAATGGAACAGGTAACTCTATAGTATTAGATTTAGGTAAACTCCCTACTACTATACACGCCGCTGGAAATGTTTTAACAGGTGCTACTTCTTCTCACTCTAGTACAGTAGTAGGTACTCCTACTGTTATTGGTTGGACTGCTGTAGATAGTTCTTTTGTAGCAGATGACACAGATGGGGTATGTGCAGCACAAACAACAAGTGGTGCAGCTAACTTAACTTTAAATGGTGCATTGGCAGATGGTGGAGCAATTAATTTTTATACTGCTGCGTCTTTACAGCCAAGAAAATTAACTATAACTGGATTAGCAGGTAATGATAATTCTGGTGTAACCTTTACTATAACAGGTACAGATTCTCTTGATGTTGCTCAAACAGAAGCTATTGCTGGTCCTAATGGTGCAGTTACTGTAAGTAGCACAAAGTACTTTAAAACTATTACACAGATAGCAGCAGGGGGTGCAGTTACAGGAAATATTACAGCAGGTTCTGGTGCAGGGCAGTATAGACCTACTAACCCTAGTTTTACTGATATAGATATTGTACGCTTTTCAAAACATAATTGGAGTGAAGAGGTACTAATACTTACTGATGGTATAAATCAAGCTGCTAAATATAATGGTACTGACTACATAAAGTTATCACACGAACATGCTCCCGCTACACCAAAGTTTTCTAGTTCTTTTGCAAACCATTTGTTTTTAGCTGGTGATGCTACTGAACCTTTTAATCTGTACTTTTCTGCGCCTCTAAATGATATAGATTTTGATCCTGCTAATGGTGCTGGTGTAATTAATGTAGGTTTTGTTATTACCCAAATTATAGGGTTTCGTAATCAACTTTATATCTTTGGTCAAAATGCTATTAAAAGATTGTCAGGAGATAACTTTTCTAATTTTATAGTTGAAAGTGTTACTAATGATTTAGGTTGTGTAGCGTCAGATACTGTAATAGAATTTGGTGGGGATATTCTTTTCTTAGGGCCAGATGGTCTTCGCCCAGTATCAGGTACAAGTAGAATTGGTGATGTTGAACTTGAAACTGTATCAAAAGAAATACAAAAAGCTTTTGAAAGTTATTCAATAAACGAAGATATAATAAAACTAAAAGCTGTTGTAGTAAGAAGAAAGTCACAGTTTAGATTGTTTTTTGAACAAAGTTCTTCGTTATCTCTTATGGGTTCAATTCGCAAAAGCCCTACTGCTCAGTCTACTTTTGAGTATAGTCAACTTGTAGGTATAGATGCTACTGCTGTAGCTAGTGGCTACATAGGGCAGTTTGAGTTTGTTATTCATGGAGATAGTTTAGGTAAAATACACCGACAAGAAACAGGTAATAGTTTTAACGGGGCTGATATTTTAAGTGTATATCAAACTCCTTATTACTTTATGCAAGACACAGACATTAGAAAGATGTTTTATAAGGTAAAAACTTTTCTTAGAACAGAGGGAATAACTGAAGTTGCTTTAGGAATTAGTTATAACTTTGGTGATTCAAATGTACCTACACCTTCTAGTTTTAATTTTACAACTTCAGGCGCAGCAGTTTATTATAATGATATTGGTACTACATACGATGAAGCAGATATTTATGATGGTAATCCTTCACCAATAAAAACTACTTCAATTAGTGGGTCAGGGGATTCTATTTCACTAACCTATGTTACAAACAATACAAGTCCTAGCCATACTATTCAAGCGGTTACGGTGACTTACGGATTAGGTGATAGGAGATAATACATGACAGGTTACGTAAGGCAGTCTTCGGCAGACATTGTTGCAACAGCCGTTGTACGTGCTAACCCATTAAATACAGAGTTTAACACATTACGTGATGCTTTTGCATTTCATTCTAGCGGAACTACAGGCCACAAGCATGATGGGTCTTCTAGTGAAGGGTCTTATGTACCTCTTATTGCAGACTTAGATGCATTAAATAAAGTAGCTGTTGATACTAGCAATAATAGAGTTGGTGTTTTTGTTGAAGTAAGTAGTTCTGCAGTAGAACAGTTACGTGTTTCTGATGGGTTAGTAACCCCTGTAACTGACAATGACATTGATTTAGGTCAAAGTACTGTAGAGTTTAAAGACTTATACTTAGATGGTACTGCACATATAGATACATTAGATGTAGATGAAAATGCTGCTATTATAGGTACGCTAACTGTAACAGGTGTAACTGCCCTCAATGGTGGTTTAACTATGGACAGCAATAAGTTTACTGTTGCAGATACTAGTGGTAACGTTGCTACAGCAGGTACTCTCTCGGTAACAGGTGTTACAGCACTTGACGGTGGCCTTACAATGGACACTGACAAGTTCACAGTAGCTGATACATCAGGTAACGTAGCTACAGCAGGTACTCTTGCTGTGACAGGTACATCTGCTTTTACAGGTGCAGTTACTGCTGATGCAGGTGTATCTATAGATAATATTACTATTGACGGTACAGAAATAGATTTATCTTCTGGTGATCTTACAGTAGATGTAGCAGGTGATATTATACTTGATGCTGATGGTGGTGACATCCTAGTTAAAGATGCTGGTACTACGTTTGGATCATTAACTAATACTAGCGGCAACTTAATCATTAAGTCAGGTACAACTACTGCAGCTACTTTTAGTGGAGCTAATGTAGATTTTGCTGGTACAGTAGATGTAACTGGTGCAGGAACATTTGATAGCACAGTAGCTGTAGCTGGTGTTTTGTCTCCTGCTACGCATGTAGATATGCCTGACAATGCTAAGATTAAAGTAGGTACAGGTGATGATCTTAACATCTACCATGATGGTTCTAACAGTTACATTGAGAATGCTACAGGGGCATTAAAGATTGCTACTGAAAGTAGCGGTATTGCTGTTACAATAGGACACAGTACTTCAGAAGTAACTGTTGCTGATAATCTTACTGTTGCAGGTAACTTAACCGTTACTGGTACACAGACTATTGTTGACACAGTTACAATGAATGCAGAGAATGCTATTGTGTTTGAAGGTGCAACAGCAGACGCACATGAAACTACATTAACTATTGTAGACCCTACAGCAGATCACACATACAAACTACCAGACTTAGGAAGTACTGCTGATGAAGGTTTTATTGCTGCTTTTGCTGCTGATCCCGGTAGTAGTCCTTTAGTCACAGCTACACCTACTGAGCTTAGTATTATGGATGGTGATACTAATGCTACATCTACAACACTAGCAGATGCAGATCGTGTAGTGGTCAATGACGCCGGTACGATGAAGCAGGTCGCTCTGACCGACTTTGAGACTTATATGGAGACAAGCTTAGACACGCTTGCAAATGTAACTACAGTAGGTGCGCTTAACTCTGGTTCTATTACAAGTGGCTTTGGTACTATTGATACTGGTTCATCTGCTATTACAACTACAGGAACAATAAACTTTGGTAGTTTAGCTGATGGAACTATTACAGTAACAGGGTTTGTAGATGAAGATAATATGTCATCTGATAGTGCTACACTTATTCCTACTCAACAGTCTGTTAAAGCATATGTAGCTACTATTGCAGGTCAGTCTAATAATATAGTTGGACTAAGTGCATCTGCAGATGAGCTAAATATCTTAGATGATGCTACAGTTACTACAGCAGAATTAAACATACTAGATGGTAGTGCAACAACACAAGCTACAGTTACACTAGCCGCAACAGACGGTGTTGTAATTAGTGATGCTGATGTAATGAAACAGTGTCTTGTTAGTGACTTTGACACTTTTATGGCAAGTACAACTAAAACACTTACAAACAAGACTTTGACAAGTCCTACACTTGATGGTACAATAGTAGTAAGTGATGGTTCAAATGATTTTAACATTGCCTCACATGACGGTAGCAATGGACTTAAACTTGGTGGTACACTTGTTACTGCTTCTGCTGCTGAACTAAACATACTAGATGGTGATACTTCTGCTACATCAACTACAGTGGCAGATGCAGATCGTGTTGTTATGAATGATAATGGCACTATGGTTCAAGTAGCTGTAACAGACCTTGCTGCATACTTTGACGATGAAATAACTGCAATGCCTAACCTTGTAACTACTGCAGCCACTACAGTAGGAGCATTAAATTCAGGTAGCATAACATCTGGCTTTGGGGCTATTGATAATGGTTCTTCTGCTATTACTACTACAGGTCTTATTTCTGGTGGTTCATTAGCCATTGGTGGTGCTAATGTAACAAGTACTGCTGCTGAATTAAATTACCTAGACATTACTACCTTGGGAACCTCTCAGGCTAGTAAAGCAGTCACAGCAGATGCAAATGGCGTAGTAACTTTTGACAATGGTATTATTGAGGAAAGCACAACGATTACGTCTTCTTCTAATGCCGCTACATTAAACTTGCGTGATGGTACAAATTTTCTCCACGATTTAACGGAGAACGTTACTTATACATTTAGCAACCCTGCAGCGTCAGGCAAGGTTTCAAGTTTCACCCTAAAAGTCATCCAAGACAGCACGGCAAGAACAATTACGTGGCCCTCGTCAGTAGATTGGGCGGCGGCTACTGCACCTACAATAACCACGACAAACAACGGTGTGGATATTTTTGTGTTCTTTACGAACGATGGGGGAACCACCTACTATGGGTTTACCGCTGGGCAGGCAATGGGATGAGTTTTACTGCAAGAAAACTTATGTCTGCTTCTGGTGGCGGTGGTGCTGGGCTAAACGTAGAAGAAGTATTCAGTACCTTTGTGTATGATGGAGACGGCTCTACACAAACCATCACAAATAACATTGACCTTTCTGGCGAAGGTGGTTTGGTTTGGATTAAAGAACGTGGTAGCAACCAACATGTTTTAGTTGATACAGAACGAGGTGCCCAAAATACATTAGACAGTTCAGAAGATGATGGACAGGTTTCTAATAATGATACTGTGCAGAGCTTTAATTCAAGCGGATTTGAACTTGGAGATGACAATTTTGTAAATAAAAATAACGATGAATTTTGCTCTTGGACGTTTCGCAAAGCCCCCAAGTTTTTTGATATTGTAACTTGGACGGGCGACAATGTACAAGGACGTACCATAAGCCATAACCTAAATAGTGTTCCGGGAAGTATTTTCATAAAGCAAACAACAAGTGCTGGTGGCAAATGGCGTGTGTACCATAAGGACTCATATTCTTACTCGGCAAATCAAAATGACCCTGAAAATTACTCTTTAAGATTAGCTGCAGGCAGTGCTGTGTCATCAAGTAATGATTGGATGAATAATACAGCACCTACATCAACTGTATTTACTGTTGGTCAGGGTAGCGACCAGAACGCATCAAGCACTTCCTACGTTGCTTACCTATTCGCCCACAACGATGGTGACGGGGACTTTGGGCCGAATGCGGATCAAGATATTATCAAATGCGGAGTTTACGATGGCAATGGATCAAAGGATGGCCCAACTGTTGATTTAGGTTTTGAGCCTCAGTATTTACTAATTAAGTGCATAACAAATGCTTCATCAAATTGGTTCATTTTTGATAATATGAGGGGTCTTATGGCATCTGCATCTTCTAGTGGGGATATGCAGGACACGACGACAAATGCACTTTTTGCAAATGCTATAACTCAGGAGGACGGAGACAATTTCCTTGGAATTACAAGCACAGGATTTAAACTTAACGAAAGTTCTTCCAGCATAAATGGGAACAACCGAAAGTATATTTACATTGCAATTCGCCGTGGCCTTATGGGGGAGCCTCAAAGTGGAACGGATGTGTTTGATGTTGGTCTTGCAAGTGAAACAGGTACTACGCTTCCAACCTATGTAAGTGGTTTTCCTGTAGACATGGCAATCAGACGTACCCGTGATTCAACAGAAAACATGCAGATAGGCGCTCGTCTGATGCAAAGTAACTTTCTTGAGACAGATACATCCGACAGAGAAGAAACAACATACAATTCTGGTACTCGTTTTAAGTTTGACTACATGAATGGGTTCTACAATCACGGTACTGGACATACCAAAAATTGGGCTGCTATGTGGAGACGTGCGCCCGGATTTTTTGATGTAGTTCCTTATGTTGGAACAGGTTCAGCTAGAACGATAGCTCACAATCTTGGTGTTGCGCCCGAAATGATGTGGATTAAGAATAGGGATCAATCAGGTAGTAGTTATGTTTGGCAGTGTTATTTATCAAGCATTTTTCCAAAATATGCTGTCCTTAATGAAACATATATAAACCCAGATAGCTCGGCATTTTTTAATAATACGGCACCGACCGCAACACATTTTTCGGTAGGAACGGATGTCTCAGTAAATCGTAGTGATAAACTTCATGTAGCGTACTTGTTTAGTTCACTGGCAGGTATATCAAAATTAGGCACAGTAGTACATTCGGGAAGTTCAACAGATGTTGATTGCGGGTTCACATCAGGTGCTAGGTTTGTCTTGCTTAAAGGAGCAGTTGCAGACACAGATTGGTTTGTTTGGGACTCAGTAAGTGGGATCGTGAGTGGAAACGACCCATACATAAGACTTAATACTAATGCAGTCGAAGTGACGAACACAGACATCATTGATCCTCTAGCGTCAGGCTTTACAATAACAGATGATCTAGCTGATAATACTTGGTTTTTTTACGCAATCGCATAACAAGGATAGTACAACATGTATGCTAAAATTAAAGGTGACACGGTAGTAAAGTTTCCCTACACATTTAACGATTTACGAAAGGATAATCCTAACGTATCTTTTCCAAAAAAACTCACAACAGAAACTATGGCAAAGTTTGGTATGGTAGGGGTTTTAGAGGGCGCTATACCCTCTACCTCTGCATATCAAACTGTGCAGCGTGAGGCCCTACCAATACGTCCAATAATAAAGGGCGCTAAAGCTGACTACTGGATGATTCATTACAAATCCGTTGACATGTTTGCGAGTACAACTGAGAACGGAGTGACAACGACCAAAGCAGAGCATGAGTCAGAATATCAGAAAACACTTAACGCTGAGATGGCTAAAAAGCAACGCTCTAAACGTAATTTATTACTCTCTGATTCTGATTGGACACAGGTGGCAGATGCCCCTGTAACAGCTTCGACATGGGCTACCTACAGGAAAGCTCTACGTGATCTTCCGAGTCATGCCAACTGGCCTAATCTAAAAGACGCTGATTGGCCTACGAAGCCTTAATGTAATGGATATTAACTGGACAGTAGTAACAATAGTTGGTGCTTTATTAGCTCAAGGTGCAGCTATTGTCTGGTCAGTATCCAGCATGGTGTCAGACATTAAGTACAACAAGGCTACTATATCAGAAGTACGTACAGAAAATGCTAGACTTGCTAATAACATCCATGAGAATGACGTAATGATTGCACGTATTGATGCCAATGTAGAAGCAATTAAGGAAGCATTAAATGTGGTTACAACTAATCACGCACAGAAATAATTAAATGATTGACCCCGTTACAGCTTTTGCTGCAGCTAATGCAGCCTTCAAAGGGGTCAAGATGCTAGTAGGTGCTGGCAGAGAGATACAAGATGTATCACAGCAACTAGGTAAGTGGTACGGTGCAGTAGCTGACATTACTAGGGCTGAGTCACAACGTAAGAAACCTACATGGTTAGATAAAGCTACTCACGGCTCTGAGAATATAGAGCAAGAAGCAATGGACATTATTGTTCGTAAAAAAACATTGCTTGAGAAAGAAAAAGAAATAAAGTTTATGTTAGACTTTAGGTTTGGTGTAGGCACATACGATGAAATGTTAGGGATGCGTAGACAAATACGTAAAGAACGAGAAGAGACTATATATAAAGCTATGGAAGCTAAAAGACAGATACAGAATAACTTAGCTATAGGTGGCCTATCATTACTAATCATTGGTGTATTAGGTGGGGGCATATATCTGATATCACTAGGAATTGGTTAATGATTAATCTTGTTGTGTTACCCCTTGTGTTAGCAGGGCTGTTAAGTAACCCTGAGTTTGTACAGTGTCACTTAGCAAAAAGAGTTAAGATACAAGGAGAAATGGTTTGCATTTACCGTGGACCTAATGGTACAATAGGCTACCACTACCCTATGTTTAAATTTAGTGAGTGTCCTAAGACATACATGTGCAGGTACACACCTAACGCTAAGAAAAGAGTATCGGTTCAAGATATACTTGATGGATTAAAGGACGGATTTTAATAGTGTAACATTATGTTACTTGACAAGAAAATTAAAATAAGTATAATTTGTCTTATGACAATAGAGGATAATAAACAATGACAGCAATTCAATTTCAAGGATTTAAACCAGAGGCAATGCAACGTATAGCTGGTACGTTGGGCTATAAAGGTGACATGAAAAAGTTTAAGGACTTTTTAAAGTCTGATCCTGAAGCATTGTCAAAGTTTGAGGACTTTCAAAGTAAAGCTATACAAATGATGCAAGGTGGTATGGTACGTAAACAATACCATGAAGGGGGTGTAGCAGGACATGTACACGATGAAAGTAATCCCGATCCAGATGCTGCAGGTGATGGCGCTGCA